GTGACGTTGAAATGCGAGGCGTTGACCGACGATAGCGCAGACAGACCGGACATGAAGGTATTGTAGGATACCGATACGTCAGTCCCGCCCTGACTGATCGCGACCAAATCAGTCGAGGCCGGTGTATTGCCCGTCTGCAGCTGGTTAATCGCCAGCAAAGTCGGCGTTGCCGACAATGTCCCATTGCTTAGAACGAGATTCTCGCCAACGGTGATGCCCTCGGTACCCCCGCCAGATGGATTACCCAGCAGCTGCCCGACACCAGCGGTCGAGTCGGGCTGCAAGCCGGACAGCAACAGTGCGCGCGTCACCTTGCGTGCGACTCCGGCCTGGCTGACGATCAGCTCGTCGGTATCCGCCGCAGCGGTTGCGGCGGGTAGTTGGTCAATGGTCGGCATGTCAGTTCAACCCTATGGCGGAGGATGGTGCAAAAATTCGGCGCAGCGCGTTCAGAACGCCAGCAAGGGATCACCATCCTCGTCAAGTAGCGGTGTGCCGCCACTGGTCTGCAAAGCGTCCGGCGGCGAGATGGTGGAGGACAACGCCACGCAAGGGAGCGAAATGGTCCGCTGCAGGGTGCGTCCGCTGGTCGTGCCGATCGCGACCGTCACGCTATAAGTCGTGCCGGCTTGACCGCCCTGAAGCCAAAGCACTGCCGAAAGCCCGTTCGCCGTCGCCTGCATCAGCTCAAGATCACCCGTCGCGTTGGGACTGATACCCACATCGAGCGTCGCAATACTGTCGCCCTCGTTGCCGGCCGCAGCGGGAAAGATGTTGAACTGGTAGTCCAGAATATCAGCCGGATCCTTGGCGGGCCAGGCCAGCGTCGGCGCGGCCGGCGGCGTGCTGCCGCGCGCGTAAGGCACGAACCCGTCCAGGAACACGACCCGCGCGCAGCTCGGAACATACACATGCGTGGCAGGCGTCGGCATGGAAGCCTCCAGATAAGATCAACGACCTCAACGCGGCAGCGGACTTTCAACCGCCGGCGAGTGCCGCCAGCTGCCCGTTGAGCAACGCGAGCTGACGCTGCAAGTCGGCGATCGTCACGCCCGCCGCCGTCGGCCGCGATATTTCGGCGGGCGCCGCGAAGTTGGCCCCATCAAACGTCCAACCGATGTCAACGGCGTCCTGTGCTGTCACATCCACCCACATCAGGCTGGCATGAAAGAGCTGGCGCATGTCGGCATCGGTGGCAAACAACTCAGCAACCCGGCCATCTTGAATACGCGCATAGGTTTTCATCGAGCTACCACCTCACGATCACAAAACCGGCCGCGCCGGGACCTCCCGGGTAGGCCTGATTACCGGCCGACCCGGTGCCCGCACCCGAAGCGCCGCCGCCGGGGAACACCCCCTGGTTGCCGGAGGTTCCGCTGTTCTGTGCTCCACCCATCGGCGCCGCGCCACCGAGGCCGCCGACATTGGAAATGCCGGCCTGCCCGGACGACCCCCCGGCATTGAAATCGCCACCGCTTCCGCCGCCCCCTGGCGCACCGTTCTGGGGAGAGGCCAGGCTCGCCAGCGGGTTCAAGCCGCCGCCCGTCGCCGTGACAAAGCTTCCGAAGCTCGATGAGCCGCCAGGCGTCGGGTTGCTGCCGGACGTGCCGCCCGCGCCACCCGCACCAACCGTCACCCCGATCTGCGTGCCGGCCGTCAAGCCGGTGACACGCTTGCGCCCATATCCGCCGCCGCCGCCGCCGCCGCTCGGTATTCCGGAGACGGAGGCGAAGCTCCCGGAGCCGCCGCCCCAGACCTCAACTTCCACCTGTGTCACACCGTTCGGAACCGCGAACGTGCCGGATTGCCCGAACGTCTGGACGCCGGAACCGAAACCTGGCCGCAGCTGCGCGAGCTTGAAGTCGATGAACGGCGCCTGTGCCAGCACTGCAATGTTGCTGGAGAGAATCGCCAACTGTCCATAGCCGACGGTGATCGAATAAAGCCCCACCCAGCCGTTATCCACCGGCGGCAGCGCCTGCGAACCGGTGGTCGCCGGCGCCCCGGCCTTAAGCTGGAGCTGAACGACCTGCCTGCGGAGCGTGTTCTGAGCAAGGCCATTGTTGTTGGCGCCAGAAAACGGCTGTGCGGGGTTGCTGGCATTGTAGTACGACAAGACCAGCGGGTCGGCATCGACTTCGCTCAGCGTCGCCTCGATCATGTAGGCGATCGATTGGCCGGCAGATGTCGGAGCCGCCAGCGAGAAGCTGGTGGCAGTCAAATTGATCCCGACCTTCACCAGCGCGTCCGTGGTGTCCGCCGGCAGCGAGCCATACGCGGACGCATCCACGACACTGAGCTGGCTGATGCTGCCCGGGCCGACCTGAACGGCCAGCGAGGCCGGCGATGTCGGCGTGCAGGCCAGGCCATCCACGACCGTATTCGTGCCCAGGCAGGCCTGCGCCAGGAAGCCGAACGCGACCATGGCGTTGCGGTTGAGCGTCAGGATGTCGGTATCCAGCGGTATGGCGCCCGGATAGACCAGGTTTCGATCCACGGTGTCCTCGGCATTCAGTTGCTGATTTGCGTCCAGGCCGTCGCCGTCGCCGGCATCACCGCGGCAACGGCTGAGTAGATATCGGCGTCCGTGATCGATCCTTCGATCATGCTGGCGTTGCCATACTCGATCGGCCCTACTCCGTAACCGGCCGGGCCTCCCCAGCCACTGACTTCGGCGATGCCACCCCCGACGGGACGGAACGCCGTCACCAGGACCTGAAGCGGCATACCCAGATCGCCCCAGCCGCCCGCTTGGCCGTAGGCGAGCCCAGAAAAACTACCGCCCTGCGATCCCCAGCCGCCAGTATCCGCCGAACGCGCCGGCTCGAACACCACGGGCACGCGCCCGGTCAGATCGGTCACGGCCGCAATGATCGCCGCCCGCGTGCCGCGGGTCCGGGTGATCTCCTGGGTGATCCGTAGTCGGAACGGATCATCGGCTTCATTCGGGTTGCGCTGCAAGCTGGCGCCGAACAGATCGTTGGCGATCATGTCCAGCCACACACCGCTCGCCGTGGCGATGCGCGTCTGCTGCCCGACGAAGGCAACCAGCGAATAGACCCAGGCCCAAACCCAGCCAAGTCCCGACAGCAGGCTATCCAGCACCGGGGTTGTATCGGGAAACCAGCTCGGCGGCAGAACGGACTTCAGCCGGGCAACCATGTCTGATTGATCGCCGGTCATCAGCTCACCACCACCTGGCCGGCTTTGACCACGCCGGTCGCCCCAACCACCAGGTCGGCACCACTCCCGTTGATCGTCAACCCGCTGACATTGTTGACTGCTGGCCAGGCATCATACGCCACCTGCGCCAAGCGCGTCAGCGCCAGCGGCGCTCCGACCGCCAGTGCGTTGACATAAGACTCCACGGCCCCCGTCACTGCAGCGACCGCCGATGGCCGATCCGCCGATGCCGGAAGCCCCAGCGTCATTGCGATGGCCGCATCCGTCACCACCGGTCCCTGCGCTGTGAACGTGGTGCCGACCGGCCGCACGGCATCGACCGCCTGGGTGACCGCGGCAATCAGCGTCGGTGAGGGATTGCCGCTGCCATCGTCGACCGTGACAATGAAGTTGCCCGGCCGGACGGCACCCGTCGTATCGACGTTTTCCTGCAGGAAGTAGGTCAGGCCTTGCTGCACGCCTTGCACCGCGTAGCCGATCGCAAGCGGCGTCGCCTGTGAACGGGTGTCAAGAAAACTTTGAAACCGCGTGCGCACCGCCGCATCGGACTCGACGTCAATGCCGCCCGCGAGCGGCGCCTGGTTGACGACCGTGTCAACGCCGGGTGTTGCCGAGACAATCAGCGTGATCGTGCCAGCCAGCACGTTGCCGCCCGTGCCTGCGGTTTGTGCAACAACCGGTACGGCCATGCTGTAGACACCCGCCAGCATCACATAGCCGCTCGCGGTCGCGCTGTAGCCGGTCACGCTCGGGCGCGCCGTCACCGCGAAGGTTTGCGAGCCATCCTGCGTGCGGACCAGCAAGCCGACCGGTATTGTCACACTTCCCAAAGCTGTGTAGCGGCCGATCGTTACCGTCCCTGTTGCCGCCACAGCCGGCAGCCGCGTGACGCCAAAATCGGCCAGCCAGGTATCCAGGTCGGCACCCACGCTGGTTGCAGCGCGCGTAAGCTGCATCACCTGCACGATCAGCCATTGCATCCACAACCCAAGCGAGGCGTTTGCCTCCAGTACCGCGCGCAGTGCCGAGCCGACCGTCAAATCCAGCAATTGTGAAGAGGATGCCTGGACCGAGGCGGCGGCGTTCTGAACAAGCGTCGTAAAGTTCTGTAATGACAATTGCATCGCGTCAGCCTCCTACCTGAAAGGAAAGCGTCTGCGTCTGGCCGCTCGGCGCGTCGACATAACGAATGTACACATAGACAGTCGTCGGCAGGCCATCCGGCGCCAGCTGTACCTCGATGACCGGCTCCGGCGTCCGCGCGACGACACTCTCCTGGAAAATCTGCCCGCGCACGACGGCGGCAATTCGCGCCGCACTCACCGGCTCGCCGATAAACTGCGGCAATCCGGCGCCATATGCCAGCTGCCAGATGTAATCGCCCGCGTTGGTTAGCAGACGCCGCAACACGCGCTGCTGCCCTAACAGCGATCCGTCGATTACCGCAAGGTCACCCGTCGGGCCGACCGTGAGGTCTGATCCCCATTGATGCGAAAGGTCGGCCATGTGGTTAATCCTGCGGACTCGGAGGTCCGCTCACACCAGGATGGGTATGGACGTCGTAGTGCTGGCGCAGGCGGTTGAGCGAACCCAGACTGTCATAGACGTCACCGGCGACATGCAGATCTCCGTTGATCTGTACTGTCCCGTCTGCAACCAGCTTGATGAAGCTTCCGGACTGATGCACCAGCCAAAACTCTCCGGCCGGCGCCGCAGGCGGGCTGGCCGTCGCGCTGAAGGCGGCGCCGATGACCACGCCGTGATCGGCGTGGCCTTCCTGCGCGACCACCAGCACCTGGTCCCCAGGACTCGGCAGGCAGACAAGGCCCCAACCGCTCCCCGCCCATGGCGTCAGCACAGGCAACCAGCCGCTCAGCACGCCCTCAGGCTGCAGCGTCACCCGCACGGTCGCAGTGCTGGAATCGACCGAGGTCACCACCGCAAATCGGGGCTGTGCCGCGCCCTGATCAAGCGCGCCCGCCTGTGCCTTCAGTGCATTGAGGAGACGTTGCATGTTCAATCTATCCCGATGTGCGGCCGCGATCCGGCGCCGGCTCAGGCGTATATGCTGGCGGCGGTCAAGCTCCCCGGGATCGAAGGACCGGCATCGCTTGCGCCGCGCATGCGCACCGTTTGGGTGAAGCCGGACCCGAAACCCAACCGGCGGGTGACCTCCTCAACCGTATAGATCTGGTCGAACGCGGTGCCGGTGCCTTGCAGCTGGACCTGCCCACGCGGAAAGATGGTCATTTCCCCTGCCATGCGTGCCGTCACCCTGCGCTCATGGACCAGCAACTCGTTCAGCTTGGTCTGCGCCAGCTGGTTAGCCTGGCTGCTGGTCAGGTTGGGCAGCACCACCGCGTAGTTCTGCGCTGGCGCCGCGCCGCTGGCGGCCGCATTGCTCGCACTCCCAGTCACCATTGTTTGCTGGGTAGTATTCCAGCTCTTTACAGCCACCGTAATCGGCCCTGCAAGCGTGAGTTCACGATCCAGCCGAAGCTGCTCCACATCCGCAACGTCCAGCACGATCGACGGCGCGATCGAGGAAGCGGGCTGCTGAAAATACAAATTCTGCGCTTCGACAAAGACGTCGAACGCCTCCTGTTTGGCAAGGAACACCAGCAAGTCCCAATCGGTCGTCGTGCGGCTGAACTGATCCAGAGTGAGACGCTCGTGCTGGTCCTGATAATAACGGCCGACCAGCGTGGTTGTCGCAGTCACGATCGGCGTCAGGCCAGCGCGCTGGGCCACGATAGTCGCAATCTCGCTTGATGTCCGGTTCGCGAACGTCTCCTGCGTCCGTGCCTGCACCAGCAGCGAGGTGAGATCTCTTCCCTCAAGGAGAACCAGACCACGTAACGGTTCGACCGTCACCAGGTCGACGTTGCCCTGCACGAGGCTCTGAGGCGCAGAGATCCCGTCAGCACTGACCCTGATATCCAGCTTGATATCGATTTCGCTCGCCCAGAATGTCGCATCGAAGCCGGGGTCTGCGCCCAGCGCTACCTCCGCAGTGAAGTGATCAGCACCCAGATAATTGGTCGAGACAACCTGCGCGCTGCAGCTTCCGTTCAGCGGCACCCCGTTTGCTACGATCAACAGGCTTGGCTGGCGCGCCGGTGTGCTGATGTTACTGGCTAACAATGCCACCACCCGCCTGTGGGTTCACCACTGGGATCAGCAGGGTAACGACGCCAACGAGTACGGGATCGCTGATGCCGTTCAGCTGTGCAATCCTGACCCACTGGGTCGCATCACCAAGCTGCCCAGCCGCGATCTGAAAAAGGTTGCCACCGGCTACCGTGATGGTCTGCATCGCTTGCCTAAGTGCTCGCGTTGGTGAGATTGACCAGAGCACGCCCTGCATAGCCGGCAGCAGCAGTGAGGGCGCAAAGCGTGCCCGTCGTCACGGCCATGGCATTCAATGAAGCAGTCCCCACCGAAGCGGTCGCAGCCCCGAACAGCGTGCTCGGATCGAGCTCGTTCCCGACCGATGTGATGGCGCCGCTGATCGACAGGTTGGTCTGAGTCAAGCTGCCCATCGCCGTATTGTAGGTGGACGTCCCTGCGACCGCCGCCTCCGGCGTCGCTGCAGACGCCTGCGCCGCGGCAATGCTGACAGAACTCGGCAGGTTCAGCCCTGCCGCCGTACCCAGGTCGTCCAGTACACTGGTGCCAAGATCGACCGCCGCCTCGATCAAGGCCGAAGCATCGTCGCGTAGTACCAAGCATTGGAGCCGGTAGGGGATCCACCAACCGCAGCGAAAATCGGCGGCAAAGTTCTGGATGATCACAGAATAGATGAACACGTCCCACGACAGCGTCAGAACCGCCCCAGCGGCCCGTAGCTCGTCAACCAGACGGGCTCTTACGGTGGCGTCAGAGCCGCTGAAAAAGCCCTGGAACGAAATGGTTCCATCCTGCCGTCCCAGGGCGTCTACCACCCGCCGCCCGCCCGGCAGGTCGTGCACCACTAGCCGCTGCGCGCCACCAAAGGTGATTCCGGACGCAACTTCGAAATTGTCCAGGACTACTGGTCCCAAGACCACCGCAGAATCCGACATAAGCCAGCCCCTCGTGCCAACTAAGGCCCAAACCGACGCGACAGTCCCGCAGGTTTTCAGGCGCCGATCGGCGCGCCCGCCCATACCGGCGCCATGCGCGGATCGAATGCGGCCCCGCCGCTTGGCGGTCGGCTTGCAGCATGGGCCAGATAGTCCGCCATCCAGCGTCCCATTTCCGCACCGTCGATGACGATAGTGCCACCCATCGCCTTGTCACGCTGACGTTGGGATTGCTGTCGCGGCGCCGCCGACGAGGCACGCTCGCGGGCAACCGGACGGTCCTGTATTTGACGTGTTGGCGCCATCTGTGCGCTGTGCGTCACTGGGGCCAAGCTGGCTGCCGCAGGCGTTTCGGGCTGCGACGGCGGCGGGAACACCGGTGCTAGCCTGGATTCAAGGTAAACCGTCGGCGCGGACGCGCGATCTGCCGCTCGGCTCACTGCCGCGGCTGGCCGGGCCATTGCCATTGAAACGGCCGGCGTCGCGACCGGCTGGGCAGGCGGCGGCACCGCCGCCTCCGCCAATCTCACCGGACCTACCTGCGGTGCTGCCGGCACCGATGGCACCGTACGAAACTGCGTCGGCGGAGCGACTACCGGCGGCATCTGCACCGGGGCGATTGGCGCCAATTGAGCGACAGCAGCCGGCGGCGCGACCGCCGGCGGGGCAGCCGATTGTGTCTTGGCCTCAGCGGCTGGAGGGGCGGCCCGCCTTGCCGGCTCAGTCGTGGCGGCAGGCGATGTCGGCTGGGCGAGCTCCGGCAATGCGCGCGTCATCGGCGCTGAAGCGGCGCCCGCGATCGCACCAACGGCTGGCATCGCCGCAGGCGGCGTGGGCACAAAGGTCGCGCCCGGTTTCTCCGGCCAGGCCGCTGGACCTACGGTCGGGACCGCCGTATTTGCCTCATCTGGCGTCTGAGCATTTGCTGCGGTTTGACGCATAGCCGCTGCGGCAGAATCGCGCGTCCGCGCCGCCATGGCACCGGCCTGCGCCACCCCCGCGCTCACCGCAACGCGCGCGACCTCCTGCAATCGGACCAGATTTGCCGTTGAAACGACGATCGCTGTGTCAAGCGTGCGCAACTCACGCCGTATCGTTGCAATACCGGCCGACACGCCATCATCAAGCGCCAGCGTCAGCCCGACCGTATATGCATCGTTCACCGCAGCGCCTCCCGCAAGGCCTCAGCGGTGGCCGCGCCGATCTCCGCCGCCGCGTCCGAAGCCGCGGCAATCCCGGCCGGCGCCAGGAAGGGCCTTGGCGGCACCTCGCGGGTTCCCGCTTCCTGAAACACCGCCGCCGGATCGGTCGAGCCCACAACAATGGAGTCGGCCGACACCTCGTGTCCGATGCTGCCATGCAGGACGCCGGTCTCCTGCCAGGGTGCCGCGTGATCGTCTCCAGGACGACGGGACAAGGCGTCCACCACTGCCGATTCGATCCGCTGGCCGATCGCCTCGCTGGCAGCGCGGCGTGCGGCCGCGAGGTCCAGGGCCTGCAGCGATCGCTCCAGGCCACGCACACGCTCCAGCAACTGCTTCAACGCTCCTCCTCCCAACGCAGGTGCAACCAGTCGAAGCTGCCGCCCTGCAACGTTCCCAGGATCACCACGTAAGCCAGCCGCTCATCCGGCGGCAGCGAGAAGGCAACGTCGAACGGCACCCCGTTCTTGACCAAATAGAGACAGTCGATCAGATCGGGGTGCCGGCTCAGTTTCCCGCGGATGCCACCATCGCCTGGTGATCCGCCGTTTCACGCGCGCCAAGCGCCGCTGCCGCCGCTGCGATCCCGCTATCACCCAGCCGTGCGACCAGCGCCTCGATCTGCTGCTCATTGCCTGGCACTGGCACCGGAACGTCGTCAATCGCCAGCACGGAGCACGCCAGCAGCGCCATGCCCAGCCAGGGTTCGTTCTGGGACAGCACCGGGCCAGCCGCCTTGAACAGTCGCAGCTTGTCCAGTGCGTTCATCCGCCGCAGGCTGAGCCGGCGCCCCTGCGCATCCGTCACGACGCTCGGTTGACCGGCACCTGCTACGATCTGGGCGGTCGGTCCACCGCTCATACGCGCTGCCGCTGCGAAGCAAAGAACTCAAGCTTCTGTTTGACGCTGGAATCACCTTTCCACTGGCCAGAACTCGCCAGCTTGAAGACCACCGTGTCATACTGGTAGGTTGATGTCGATCCGTCCGTCTCGGTGACGTATTGATACACCGTGCCGAACGGCACCCCGTCGCCGTTGTAGTACGAAAGTTCGGCAGCAGCAATAAAGTCGTCGGCGGCCGACGTGCCGCGCTCCAGCTCGAACGTGCCTTCCCAGCCGCGAGGCAACTCGGCGGCAATCTGCGTGCCGTCCAGCTTGTCGACGCGGATGGAATGCGTGATCTGCTTGCTCTCGAAGCCTGTAACATAGGACAGGTCGACCCGGCCGGCCGGCCCCATCAGCACCAGCTGACAGTCGCGGCCGATATTGAAATTGTTGATCGGCATCTATGATTTTCCTTCAGCTCGACTGACCGCTCGGCAGCGTCTGGCGGCTCACCTCGACCGTCTGGCCGCCCTCGATATTAACGATGAACTTCTCGTTGATGGCCTGGTAGTTCACCTGCGCATCAGACTGCACATAGCCCAGCTGCGTCCGGCTGGATGGATTGTTGGAGGTGTCACAAACCACGCTGAACGGCAGCGATCCGTCGGTCGAGCCAAGCATTCCCTGCGACAGCATTTTCTGGAAGAAGCTCAACTGCGTCGAACGGATGTTCTGGAACAGCTGTGCGTTGATGACCTGGCCAACGTACTGGCCCATGCCGGAAGCCAGCGTCGCCGCGATGTAGTTCGTCAGCCGGGTATAGTTGTCTCCATTGATAGCGGTGTTTGTGCTGGAGTTGTGGCCGCCCCGAACGCCCCAGTAAGCACCCCCAGGCTGCGGGTTCGCAATCACGTCAATGCCCGCGCTCAACAACGCCGACAGGTCGGCCGAGGCATAGGTGGTCGCCTGCCCGGAACCCGGCGTGCCAGACTTCTGGCTGCCAACAATGGCATAAAGCTGCTTGTTGAGGCTCGATTGCTCCGGCGAGAGATTAGCCAGCCGGCCCGCAACGAAGCCCTGCGGTGAGACAAGGCGCACGGTGCCGTTCACCTGGTCGGACCACCACAGCCAGTCCCCGAACATCAGCTTGGCCGCATAGCTATCAAGCCCTGCGGACTGCACCACCGCCACGGCATTCTGGATGTTGTCCCCGGCGGGCCCGGTCAGGATCATGTAGACGCCTTCGGAAAGGCCGAAATCGGCTTGCACGCTCCACTGCGTCGGGTCATCCGCGTCTGCCAGCAGGCCCAGGCTGCAGCCCTGACCGCGCAGCGCATACATCCCGGTCCGCGGCAACGTGTCGGAACCCACCAGCATCATGGCCGTTAGGTTCGTCGCGCCATCGGTGCCGTTCGCAAACGTGTAGCTGGCGATCACCGGCGAGCCTGCGACCGAATTGCCGGATCCAACCTGCGCGGTGACTAGCTGCGATGGTCCGCGCTGCAGGCTGATGCCGTTGTTGACCGCGTTCGCAACGTTCTGCCAAAGCTGCGCGCCGGTGCCGGCGATGTTGTCGAACAGCTCCGGCTGCAGCCCCGGCAGCGTGAGCGTCAGCCGCCAGGTGTTGGCCGCCGAACCAATCCCCACGCTGGCGCTGAGCGAGTTGCCCAGGCTGCCCGTATACGCCGCCGTCAACAGCAGCGCGTAATCCGTGGCGGAGGAACTCTGCACCAGGCTTTGCGCCGCCGTATCCGTGCCGTCCGTCACGCGCACGCACCGGAAGTTCTGGGCGCCCTGCTGAACGGCGGTCGCGACCTGGGTACCCATGTCGAATTTACGCGCCATCAGCGGCCCGAATTGGCTGGCATAGTCGGCCATCGTCGCCGCGATGACCGGCTGGCCGATCGGCCCCCAGGACGCGCTGCCGACGATGCCGGTGATGTCGGTCGGCACGCCATTCAGGACCAGGTTCTGTGGCGGCACGATCTGCACATACAGATCCGGCACCACCAGCGCGGTGGTGTTCACGCTGCCTTGCTGAACAATCGGCATCAATGACCTCCCTGCTTGGCCGAGGCCGGCGCCGGCGATTGCGGCCTGGCCGCACTCGGCCCGAGCACGCGCACGACATTCAGCGCATGCTCGCCGGCCAGAATGGCTCGTATCTTGGCCGGGTCCGTGACCACGGCGCCGCGGGCGAAGCCGCCGAACGGCCTCACCACAACCAGTTGCGTATCCATCGTTGCTCCCGTCTCAGCCGAGGTAGGTGGTGACAGCGTCCAGAGTGCCGGCGCCGATCAACATCGCGGGCTGGTACTCGGTCGTGGTCGTTGCGTATTCAATGGAATAGATCAGGTCACGTCGGTACAGGCTGGCGTCTTCGGACCGGTCGCTGGTCTCGCCATTGCGGAAGATCATCCTGGCGGCGGAGCCATCCGGTAGGTCGAGAAAGGCAATTTGCGCCAGATAAACGTCGATCGCCGCTGCCACGGTATCGCGCGTCAGATAATCGGGGCACCAGCAGGTGATACGAAAATTCTGCAGCTGGCGCCGCACCTCACGGGTCGCCACGCTGCCCGCCACTACCCGGCCAATCAGCCGCGTTGCCGCCTGGATGGTCAAGCTCGTGCCGCTGTAGTTCACCGCGTAGTCGACGCGGGCCAGCATCGCAACATTCGCGGCGACCATGCTGTCGTTGTCACCGGCCTGGACGGTGTAGACGTAACTGTTGCCGTTGATGATGACGCCGGCGAGCTGGCCCACCTGTGGCGTACCGGAAAACGTCACTGTCTGGCCGGCCACGCTCGCGATGAGGGTTGGTGCCTGTCCCGGCGGCAGCTGCCAGACATAGGGGAACCGCGTCGTGTCGCGGGCCGAGCCGCTCACCGGCAGCACGGTGACGTTCACCGCCCCGCTCGCCAGATCAGCATTCAAAGTCGCCGGCAGCGGCCAGCCGCGGTAGATACGACAGTCCGCATTGCAGACGCTCGGCGCCGTCGTGCCGTTGGGGTACACGGCCGCAAGCACAAGGCCGACCAGCGCCGCTTCGACATCCGATTGATCCGCCATCAGGGCAACGCCTGGTGCACGGCCAGACGCCAGCCAAGCTCGGTCAGTTCGGCCGCCACCACAACGCCCCGCCGGCCCAGATCATCCAGCATGAGGTCGCCGGGCATCAGCTCCACACCCTGCACGGCGGGCAGCAGCACCACCCACTCGGTAACACCGCCATCCGCCGGCAACCGTCCAAGCGTATGCACCGCGCCCTGCGCCCCGATCACGCTTGCTGGCCAGTCTTGCAGCAAGCGCTGCGACTCCGCCGGCTCAACGCCGCTATAGGGTGCGGCGCCGACCGTGCGCGTCGTCACCGGGCGCGCGAATGACACAACCCGGTCCGCCCGCACGCACAGTGCCGGCATCAGCCGGGGCTGCGACGCAATGAACCAGACCTCGTTGTTCTGCAGCAGATAATCGCCGGGCAGCGTATAGGCCATGTCGAACAGTCCATACCACACGGCGTCGCCATAGCCGGGCGGGCGCTTGAACTGCGCGTCGGCACCGGTGAAGGCGGCATGCAGACGCACCAGCCGGTTGCTCGCCGACAGCGGCGCCACCGGCCCCGCCGGACGATAGACATCGGTCGTCAGGCCCATCGCATGGGCCGCGATCCCCAGGCCGCGGGACATCAGGTCCTGGCGCTGCCAACCCGGATCGGTCAGATCAGTGGTGGGCGGCAGAGGTCGCATTCATACCACCAGCGTCACGGTGCCGTCGGACAAGGCGGGCCCCGGGGGCAGCCCCAGGAAGCCGCACAGCCGAAGCCGCCAGCTGTCGAGCAGCCGCAGACGGTCGGCCACCTCGTTGGCGTTGTGCTGCCAGACCGAAGCCTGGTCAGTATCCAGGTTGCCGCTGGCCGTCGGCACCGCCGTCTCCAGCGTATTCAGCGTCGCCAGGTAATTGCGAATGACAACGAGCTCGGCGCAGGACAGATTGTTCAGGCGATACTCCATCAGCCCATAGACCTGGAAAAACCGCCAGCCCTGAAAACCGGCGGCTCCGGCCCCATAGGCCGGATAGCCGCAGAATCGCCTTGCGTCGGTCTTCTCGGCATCCGTCAGTGGTACCATCAGATGACCGATCCATCGCCGAGCGTGAAATAGACGCTACCGCTGCCGCTCGCCAACGCGGCCGCCGCGTGGGTCAGATAGGCGTTCGCGGCCAGCAGAACCCGGCTGTTCGGCAGTACCGGCAGGCTTGCCGACGTCGCCGTCACCTGATTGCCGGTGCCAAACGCGACAAACGCAACGGCATTCGCCGCGTTGGTCACCAGTACCGTCTCGCCGCCGCCAACCATCGCCACCGACGACGAGGTCGTGCCGGCGGACACACTCACAGTGCCCGCCGCCCGGAACGGCTGGTTGGATCCGATCGACATCGCGCGACCCCCGCCTCAGCCGATATGCTCGATCATCACCGCGCGCTTGTAGGCAGCATTGCTCGCGGTGGGAATCGTGGTGCTGTTGGTGGTGGTGTCCGTCGGCGCGCAGAAGCCGCCGATCCAGTACCAGGACTGCGCGATGATCTGCTGCAGCCGGTCGAGCGGCTCGCGGGTCACCATCGCCACGCCATCAACGATGGAGATGATCGAGTCCTTCGGGGCCACGTCGTCTGCCGCCATGCCGGCGAAATCACCCTCGATCAACGCACCCTGGCCGCACACGATCGGCCGGCGGACCAGCAGCCCGGCCAGGGTGGGATGCGACTGCACGAACGACTCCGTTGTCGTGACGAAGCGCAGGCCCAGGAAATCGTTCACCATGCCGCGCCGGAACACCTGGTTCGCCGATGTCGCCCCCTGGAACAACTGCCGGAAGTCGGGGTCGGTGAACAACTGGCGCGCCGATACCGGGTCGAGATAGCAATTGTAGACGCCGTCGATCTCCGGCACGGCGTTGGCGCGCAGCGCGGCGACGGCATCCAGCAAGTTCGACATCGTCAGCGTGTCGGTGGCCTGCAGATCGGCGGTGTTGCTCCGATCGGACGGCCGGACGATCACCGAAGCGGTCGCGGCCTGCACCGTGTTGCCGGCCGTGCCATCGGCCACCGAAACGCTGCTCGACAGCGTCAGCGTGCCGGAAATACCGTTTGGCGCAGTGGACACATTCGTCGCGGACGGCATCGCGCCGATCACGTCATACGTGTCGCTGCCGATTGTCACAGTCAGCGGCGCGCTCGCGCTCACCGTCGTCGGAACCCCATAGACAAAGGTCGAGGTAAAGCCGCGGATATCGTCCACCTGGACCGCGGTGCCGGCGGCAGTCAGCGTCGTGGTGACCCGCGTATTGCCGCCGAAATAGGCGCCGAACAGCGCGTTGCGCGCCAGCTCATCGAGGCTGCGGGCGGCCTGCTCGCCGTTGACATAGGCGTTCTGGAGGAACTGGCTGGCGATACCCACACGGCTCGTCACCATGTTCAGGTCAGTGGTCGCCGCATAGCTGTTGATCGATAGCGTATACTGCTCCACCGCCCAGGTCGTGGAGGTCAGGCCATTGTCGAGGTTGGTGTTGGTGTCGGGCGCCATCGGCGTGGTCACGCTGGGCTTCAGCCCGGCCCGCGTCTTGGTGAGGGTCTCGCCGATCCCCACCGCGATCTCTTCGCGGTCGGCCACCGCCCGATACCCCAGGCGGGAGCGCAGCGCCTGCTCGAACTCGCGCTCCAGGAAGCCCTGCTGGATGATCGACTGCAAAGCGACCGGAAAATTCTGGATACCCATCTGTGTCCTCGGTGATGCTGGTTGCGCGGGAGGCGATGACTAGAAGCGGCGCCGGACGATCTCGGCGCGGGCCGCTCGCCATTCGGCCTCGGTCATGTCGGTCGCACGTTTCTGCCGCGGCGGTTGCGCCGGCGGCGGCGCGGCGCGGGAGGAGGAGGACGCGGCACCAAACAGCCACGGCTTGGCCTGCCGCAACTGCGTGATGATCTGCGCCGCACCCTCGACATCGCCGGTCTCGTTCAGCTTTACGCGCGACGTATCCACCAGCTTCAGCCCGTCCAGGTCGAGGATGCCGGCACGCACTGCCTCGGCCTTGAGTTCGGCCATGATCAACCGGTTCTCGGCGTCCCGCTGCACGGCCGTCAGTTGTTGTTCAAGCGCCTCGGCACGCAGCCGCAGATCGGCGACAATGGCCTCGGGGGATGGCGCGTCGGCATCGGACATCAGTGCTTCCTGTTGTTGCGTCGGTCGGTGGCGATTCGCGTCAGTTCTGCCGCGATGTCCTCAAGGTCGTAGGTATCGGCGACCGCTTTCAGAGCAGTCTCTCGCGATATCGTGCCGTTCGAGATCAGAGTGGCCAGGGTCTGCGCATCGCGCAGCCGGTCCTCTGCTGTCAGTGGATACCAGCGCGGCCACTTCAACGTCAGCCGCGTGTCTGGATCTGGCTTGTAGAGCTCCTGCCCCAGCACCTGCAGCCGGTAGACCTGGGCGGCGCGCAGCACCATGCGCATCAGCCCGACCAGCGCACCCTCGCCGTAGCTGACCCGAAGGTTGTCAGCCAGCCAGATCAGCCCCTGGTTGAGCATCTCCAGCGCGCGGCCGGATTGCGCCGCGGTGAGCCGGTCAGGATTGGCCCGGCTGCCATGCAGGGTTTCCAGCGCCAGCTCGCGCAAGGTGCGGACATACTCGATCACCGCCGCCGAAGCCGTGCCGCCGATCTCCAGCAGCTTGGCGTCGCCCTTTTCGCTCACCACCAGGGCGTTGCCGCCACCCTTGATGATCTCGCCGTCCAAACACGCCGGCTCCTTGATGATCAGCGTCGGGTCGCTGCTATATTTCAGCCCGCGTCCAGCCTGGCTCAACTGGTAGTCGATCTCGATCGAGGTCTCGACAGCAGGCCGGAACGTACAGGCGCCATCCAAAGCCGATCCGGTCGCCGAGGGCCCGGGCAGATTGCGAATCCAGACCACCGGCACGAAGCCGAGCCCATGATGCACCGACCGATGCGCGTCCACCGCCGGTGCGGCTGAAGATCCAACCTGGATCGGCTCGTACCAGGTCTCGTCCTCAGCATCCCAGCACCGCATGAACCAGTAGTCGGCGGCGGTCTCGGCAATGTCGTAGCCGCTGTCGGCCAGCAGCTGGCCGGCGACCTTGTAACGCTCAGTGACCGATACCAGGGTGTCCGGCGCCTCGCGATCCCAGACCGGCTCCAGGGCGGCCGTATCCATGACAGTGAAATAAACCTGCCCGCGTAATACCCGCAGCAGGATCGCCACTGAACCTACGCTGCCGCGGATTGCAGCCTCGATCATCACCTGGTTAAGGCGGGTTTCCTTTACCAGGTCCTCCAGCCGCCCCTGCAACTGCCGGTCGGCACAGTCGATGGTCGGAAAATGCCCTTCGCTGAACAGCAGCGCGACGCTGTCCTCCACCACCACGCGGCATAGCCCGTAGCGCACGCTGGGCCGGCGGGCACGCAACGGCACGTACTCACCGCCCGCGGTGCGCTCCTCATGAAACTCGTGGCGCAGCACGTCGTAGATCGTGCCGTCCAGCACCCGGCGCAGGATGTCCAGCATCCGCGCACGCGGCGGCAAATCGCCGTCGCGCGGCACCAGGTCGCAGATTGTCTCGAACATGCCTATCCTTGATCGCGATCAGCGCGGCAGGAACGGCACATTGAGGCGCCGTGCCGTCGCACCTTGTTGCAGCAGCAGGGCGAAGGCGTGCGACAGCGCGTCCACCTGGTCGTCCTTGGCGGCATGCGGGAATTCCATCAGCTCTTCCAGGAAGGCCGCGTTCCAGCCAGCCCGCACCAGCGCGACGTTGCCGGCCTCCACCTGCGCGACGACCGGCAGCGCCCGCACCAGCTTTGATCCGGTCTCGCGCGAGGCGACCACCCGGAAGCCCGCCAGCCGACTGGTCAGTGAAGTCACCTGCGCCTTGCCGGCCTGGCCGGGATCCTGCGGGATGCCGATCGTGACCATGCCGCCATCCTCCGCAGCGGCGCGCAGGATCGCCTGCTCGACCATCAACGGCGAGCCACGCAGCCGCACCACGTCAAGCACGACAAAGCGGCCGTTTCGTTCGCGTAGCAGCTTCAGGCCCACCGTCCAGTCCGGATCGCCGGCTACCCCTATAGCCGTCGCCGCCAGGTCCCAGGCGCGCACCGCCACCGCGTCGGCCAGCGCACTCGGTGGCCCGATCAACTCAAAGCGCTCGGTGCGGAACGGCCGCCCGTCCGGCGGCATCGGCTGCTGCTGATACTGCGCCGACCAGGTCCGCTCGCCGACGGCGGCACGCTTGCGCGCCAGCGCCTCGGCATTTTCCCAGTCCGGCCACAGCGCCTCGCCCGGCGCGCGGCCCAGCGGATCGTCTGCCTCGGCCAAGGCGGGCAGACGCAGGCACTGCCATCCCTCGTGGTCTTGCGCCAGCAAGCGGCCGCCCAGATCATCCTCGTGCCAGCGGGTCATGATCAGCACCACCCGCGCGCCCGGCCGTAGCCGGGTCAGCAATTCGGATCGATACCATTCCCACAACCGGTTCCGCGCCCGGGCATTGTCAGCCTCGTGATGCGATTTCACCGGGTCGTCGATAATCACCAGGTCGGCACGGCGGCCAATCATCGGCCCCCGCACGCCGGTGCCAAAATACTGGCCGCCGGTCGATGTCTGCCAGCGCGTCGCCGCGCCGCCGCCGCGCCCGGCAAATCCGTAGCCCAGCAACTCCGCATGCTCATGCACCGTCGCGCGCACCTGCCGGCCGAAATGCGCGGCCAGGTCGGCGGTGTGCGAGGCCGCAATGATCGAGCTCTGCGGATGCCGGGTGAACCACCACGGTGGAAACAGCACCGATGTGTAGGTCGACTTCGCCGATCCCGGCGGCATCAGCAGCATCAGCCGGTCCACGTCGCCTGCCGCCACCGCCTCCAGCGCCGCGAGCAGCATCAAGTGGTGCGGCGCCGGCGCCAGCCCGGCGGGCTGCAGCACCTCCGTGGCCCAGTCCGTCAGGCTCTGCCGCGGCGGGTCGGATCGCGCTGCCAGCAGCGCAGTACCCCCCGCGCCGGCATACGTAGGCGAGATCGGAATCAGACGCGCGCCCCGGTGTTGCAAAAGGCCAATGGTCGGCGCTACTCGGCGCCCGGTCGCTCCGCGACCGGGCGTACCCGCGTCAGCCCGACGGCCCTGAAACAAAACGAGCGGGGCCTGACCGGTCCCGCTCGCAGTGTCCGCCGCGTCGATGCGCAGACGGCCATCATGTCGGAAGATATACCCCGCGCTGGGGCAATCGGGCAAGGTAATTTTTCTTATGTCAGGCTTTTTTTCTTTCTCCTCCCGTCGGCACCGCCGGGCCGCCACCTTCGCTTGCATCGGGCTGGCGACGCTGCTGCCGCTGGTCGGCTGCGACACCTATGTCGCCGTCCGAGAAGGGGCGTCCGCATCGCTCGGCACCGGCCAGACCTTCGCGATCTACGGGCTGGAAGGCCGCTGGGCCGGCGCGGTCACCCCCACCGCCGCCGATTGCGGCGCAGCGACCCAGGGCAGCATGACCGTCAGCGCGCATGGCTTTGCCTTCGATCCCTTCGGCAGCACCTTCGTCATCAACGGGACCATTTCGGACCGCGGCGAGCTGCACGGCGTGCTCAAGCGCGAGCTGTCGGCTCAGGGCGGCAAACATGTCGAACGCGCACTGACATTCAACGGCCGCGGCCAGCAGCCGGAGGGCGGCGAGGCCAGGATCGTCGGCCGCCTCGAATCGGGCCGCTGCACCTGGCAGGTTGCGCTGCAGCGCGCCTGACCTCGCCACCTGCTGCGCCGTTCAGGCGCCGCGCCGGTTCAGTCCAGCGACGATGATGTCGATCCCCTGCGCGTGCCAGCGTTGCACCGCCTTGTGGTCGGCGCCCATCGCCGCACCCAGCCGCCGCCAGGGGAACAGATGCCGCTCGGTCAGCGGGCTCACCAGGCTGCGTGCACCGACAATCCGCCGCAACACGTAGCGATCGTCCGGGATTAGAAGCAGCCAGGTGAACGCCTCGTCCATGCGGCTGATGCGCGCGTTCGACGGCATGGGTGGCCGCACCTTCCCCGGCCCCCAACCGTAGCTCTCCGCCGCCGCCCGCACGACATCCAGCGAAGAAGTGCGCAGCTTGGTCGTATATCCGCTCGGCGGCAGCGCCAGGATGGCGGCACCCGCCTCCTCCAGCCGGCTGACCACATATGGCCCATCGACAGGCTCGCCGCTCCCGCGTCTGGCATTGTCCGGATCGATCATCGTCAGCGTGCTCATGGGCGGGTCCTTCAGCGGCTGAAAACGGGGTATGGATAGGGCGCGCCGTCAAGCAGGGTGCCTCGGGTCAGCAGGCCCCAGGTCTGCGGATGGCCGGCCGGAAGCGGCGGCCGGTTCGGGTCCTCCGCCGGCGCTTGCGGCATCATCGGTAGCAGCCGCCGGGCGCCCAGCCGCCGCCCTCGCTCAATCGTCGTCCAGCGGGTCAATCCCAGCGTCGTCGCGATGGCATCCCAGCTCTCGCCGCTGCCACGCAGCGCGGTCAGTCGCTGATCCATCTCTGGTGACCATCTCGTCAGGCTATGCATCGGCAGGCTCCCTACTGACGCTGCCGGCTTACCCGAACAAAACAGGAACGTCAATCATACTAACACTGTAAGTTAGTCAGACTGACCGTTAAGATGCCCTATGTCCGATTCCCCTACGCCCGCCGCCCCGCCCGACCTCGGCCACCGCCTGCGCCAGTTGCGCCAGAAACGTGGCCTCACCCAAGGCCAACTGGCGGCAGCCGTCGGCGTCAGTCGCAGCGCGGTTGCGCAATGGGAAAGCGGTCGGGCGGGTCAGGCCAGCCTGCATTTGCGGCGTCTCGCCGACGCACTCGGCGTGCAGATCGACGACCTGCTGCTCGGCGAGCAGCACGCCATCGAGACCGTCGCTCAGGCCGGCGACGAGCGCGCCCTGTTGCGCCTCTACCGCGGCTGTTCTGCGTCCGACCGCCAGCTCCTGCTGCTCATGGCACGCCGCCTCGGCTCAACTGCTGCGCCCAGCAGCTAACGCCGGGAAGCGACCGCCTCTGAAGAGTAGCGGTTACCTTTTAGAAATGCCTCTTTTTCAGAGATTTTTACGTAGAATTCAGCTCAATCCCTCATTCCTCCGTCAGCGGCACACGCGGTGCCAGAATTTGAGCGGAGCGAGACATGTCCGGATCGAGCACGACCATCAATGGCGCCGCCGGAGGCTTGCTGCAGGACACCACCGGCAACACCGTCATCGATCTCGGCAGCCAGCCCGCCTCGGTCCTTGCCGGCCTCGGCACCGACACCATCGTCGGCGGCAGCGCCGGCATCTCGGTGTTTGCCGCCAACGACCTCAACAATCTCGATGTGCAGGGTGGCGCCGGCACCTTGGTGGTCTCCCTGCTGGATCTCAGCGGCAACCTGGCCGGCGGCAATGTCACCCTCTCAGGCGGCAGCGCCGGCGAGACGGTCACCGGCGGCTACGGCAACATCGCCATCGCCCAGGCCGGCGCACTCACCCTGCACCCCGCCAACGGCACCGTGCACATCACCGCCGACGGCCGCCCCATCACCGTCTGGGCGTCGGACAACAGCGGCTACGAGGTATTCACGCCGACCACCGGCACCACCGTCATTGTCGCACCCACGTCGGACGGCTACGGCCACACCGAAGTCACCATCGGCAACAGCGAAACCGTCGCACTCGGCAACGGCTTCGAAACCATCGGCAGCTCGATCGCCTACCTGACAGGCGCCAGCTCAACCACCTTCGGCAACCCGATCATCCCGGCTCCCGCAACCCCGGTCGTCAGCGGCCTGACGCCTGCGACCGATACCGGCGTCTCTGATACCGACGGTATCACCACCGACACGCGGCCAGCCTTCACCGGCACCGCCGTGGCCGGCGACCAGGTGGTGCTGTACATGGATGGCTACACCGAGCTCGGCACGTCGGTGGCCAATGCTCAGGGCAACTGGACGATCACCCCCGCCGCCGCCCTGGGCGCCGGTACCCACAGCATCACCGCAGAAGCGCTCGATATCTCCGGCGTGCCGAGCAATTTCTCCAACGCCTACAGCGTCGTCATCAGCACCACCGGCCCCAGTACCCCGGTCATCACCGGCCTCGATGCCAGCACCGACAGCGGCACGGTCGGGGACAGCACCACCAACATCCGCAACGTCAAGATCGACGGCACGTCCGATCCGAACGACACCATCGTGCTCTACGATGGCGCTACCTCGGTTGGCAGCGGCGTTGCCAATGCCAGCGGCACCTGGTCCGTCACCAGCACCGTGGCACTGACCGACGGCGCGCACGATCTCACCGCGGTCGCCACCGACGCGGGCGGCCTGACCGGGCCCACCTCATCCATCTACGTCGTGACCATCCAGACCACCGCCCCGCTGCCGCCCACCAACGTGATCCTGGATCCCGGCAGCGACAGCGGCGTGGCCGGCGACGATCTGACGCATGTCACCTCGCCCACGATCGACGGCGCCGCCCCATCGGGCGAGACGATCAGGGTGAGCCTCGACGGCACCATCCTGGGCAGCGTCACCGCCGACAGCTCTGGCGACTGGTCCTACGCCATCACCTCCGTGCTGACGGCCGGCACCCACGTCGTCACCGCCAACGCGATCGATGATGTCGGCAATATCAGCACCGCCGCCACCCTCGACCTCACGATCGAGCCCACGGCGCCTGCCCCAGCCATTACCGGCACCGTCGCCACCACCGGCACGATCACGGCCGGCCACCTCACCAACGCCGGCACGGTCACCCTCTCGGGCACCACCACGCAGGGCGCGACGCTCGCCATCATGGACGGCGGCACCACCATCGGCACCGTCGTCGCCAGCGGCAGCGGGACCTGGTCCGACACCGTGGCGCTCGCGCTCGGCGAAAACACGCTGACGGCGATGGTTCATTACGATGCCGCCGGCAACAGCAACGGCCCGGCCTCCGCCGCCCTGGTGCTGGACGTCTACCCGGCGACGCCGGCCGCGCCCACCATCGCCGGCCTCGCCCCTGCCAGCGACAGCGGCACGCAGGGCGACCAACGCACCGACATCGCCACGCCCACCCTGGTCGGCACCGGCACCGCCGGCGAACTCGTCACCGTGCTCAGCGGCAACAGCGTTGTCGCCACCGGCACGGTCGGCACCACGGGCACCTGGTCCGTGACCATCGGCACCGCCCTGCCGGTCGGCGCCACCACCACGCTCACGGCCACCGTCACCGACATCTTCGGCACCACCAGCAGCCGCTCGACCGGCTACGCGCTGACAATCGATCCGACGCCGGCACAGCCCGCCATCGCGCTGACGGCCGGCGGCACCATCGCCGGCAGCGCCGAACCGCAATTCACCATCACCTCGGGCGACTCCCTCGCCGACACCTTCACCATCTACGATAACGGCACCCAGATCGGTCTCCTCGCGGCGCCGCAGCAGAGCTCGCCCGCCGTCTTCACGCCCAGCACACCGCTGCCGATCGGCTCCGACACCATCGTCGCCGTCGCCTCCAACAGCTACGGCGACCTCAGCAACGCGGGCACGGTGGTCATCACCGTCCAGCCCGCCGCGCCGACGCTCGATCCTGCCAGCGACAGCGGCACGCCAGGCGACGACAGGACCAATGTCAGCCGGCCGCAGATCGACGGCACCGCAACCGCCAATGCCCACGTCACCGTCCTGGACAATGGGGGCTCGATCGGTGTCACGACTGCCAGCGCCTCCGGCGCCTGGACCTTCACGCCGACCAGCGCGCTGGGCCTCGGCGGCAACACCATTGTCGCCATGGTCACCCTCGGCAACAACACAACCATCGCCTCCAACCCGCTCGACCTGACCATCCAGACCGCCGCTCCGACACCCGCCATCACTGCCGCCGTCGCCACCAACACCGGCACCGTCACCGTCGCCGACCTGACCAACACCGGCACCATCACGCTCAGCGGCACGGCCGAGCAGGGTGCGACGATCATCGTCATGGACAACGGCGTCATCCAGTCCGGCAGCGCCATCGTCAATGGCGCCGGCGCCTGGTCCGAAACCCTCACCGTGCAACAGGGCCTCAACACCCTCACGGCAGAAGTTTCCGACGACAGCACCGGCAACAGCAGCGCACCTTCGGCACCGCTGGTGCTGACCGCCTACCCCGCCGCGCCGGCCGCGCCGGCCATCAGCGGCCTCGCCGCCGCAGATACCGGTGGCGAGGGCGGCGCGCTCACCGCCGTCACCAGCCCCACCCTGACGGGCACCGGCTTGGCGCAAGAAACCGTCACCCTGCTGCAGGGCGGCACGGTGATCGGCACCGGCACCGTCGCCAGCAGCGGCACCTGGGCGGTCGCTGTCGGCACGTCGCTCGCGGTCGGCCAGCACGTCATCACCGCCGAACAGTCCGACCCCTTCGGCCGCACCAGCGCGGTCTCGGCCAGCTACACGGTCACGATCGAACCGGTCTCCGCGCCCAGCCTTGACGCCGCCAGCCAGAGTGGCAGCAGCACCAGCATCACCAAGATTACCACCCCCCGCATCGACGGCGTGGCGACACCCAACGCGAGTGTGGTGCTGGTCGATAACGGTGGCACCATCGGCAGCACAACCGCCAATTCGGCGGGGAACTGGTCGCTGCAGCCCAGCGCCCCGTTCCTCTCCGGCGCCAACACCCTCGTCGCGATGGTGGTCGTCGCCAACGGCGACACCGTCGCCTCGTCCCCCTTCGTCCTCACGATCCAGACCAGCGCCGCGGCACCCACCATCACCTTGGCCGCCGCCAGCGACAGCGGCGTCCTCGGCGACGATCTTACCAACGTGACCATGCCGACCCTGCTCGGCGCCGCCCCCGACAACGGGATCGTCCGGCTCGCCGACAATGGAACGCTCCTCGCCACCGTCACCGCCAGCGCGCAGGGGGCCTGGTCGTACACGCCGACCGCCGCGTTCGCCAGCGGCACCAACCTGATCACCGGCGTGGCCACCGATGTTGCCGGCAATATCAGCGCCGCCGGAAGCCTTGACCTTACAATTGAGACTAGTGTTGCTCCGCCTGCCATCCTCTCCTTTTCACCCAACACCGGCTTGGTGCCGGCCAACAACGACACCGGCGCTTCGGCCATCACGCTCTACGGCACCGCCGCCGCCGGCAGTGAGGTCATCGTCTACGACAACGGCACCGAACTCACCGAAATCTCGACCAGCAACGGCCAATGGACGCTCGCGGCCACGCCGACGCTCGGCACCAACAGCTACACCGCAGAGATCGCCAGCGATCCGGCCGGCAACGCGAGCAGCCTTTCCTCGGCCTTCGTGGTCACCCGCCTCGCCGCGCCCCCGAGCCCCACGATCAGCGGCCTGGCCACCGGCAGCGACAGCGGCGTGGTCGGGGATGGCATCACCAACGTCACCCGGCCCAGCTTCACCGGCACCGGCGCCGCCGGCGACCTGGTCAGCCTGCAAAATGCCGGCAGCGTCATCGCGACCGGCACCGTCAACTCCAGCGGC